CCGTCCGGGCTGGCAGACGACGACGTTGCCTATATCACGGTGCATCTGTCGACCGGAACAATCTCAGCCGTGCCGTCAGGATTCACGGAACTTGCGTCGGATTTGACCCAGATCGGGTGTCGGCTGTACCTGTACCGCAAGGTCATTACCAACGCGGCGGGAGAGCCGGCGACGTGGGACTTCACGACCAGCAGTACCACGAGCTCGGGGATTTCCTGGTGGGCGCGTGGCGCTGATCTGACAACGCCCGAGGATACCGCCGTCACCATCGCGACGAGCGGGACAGACTCCGGCGGAACGACCATCACCGGCGTCACGACCACGATGGACGATACCGTCCTGATTACCGCCTCATGCTTCAATGCAACCGGCACAACCCTCTACGGGCCAACGCAGTCGGCGGACATCAAACGCATCACCGAGGCGTCGTATCGGCGGCAGATCGTCACCTTCGAGTCGCGTCCGTCAGCAGGGGCAACCGGGAATCGCTCGGCAATCAACTCAACATCCGGCGCGCCGTCCGCAAACTTTGCGTTCGCGATTCGCCCTGCGGCCGGGAACGTCGACGCAACCGGAACCGTCTCATCGTCTGCCGTCGCGGTCACCGGAGGATCAGTTACCGGGACAGCGGGACAGGGTGCCACCGGCACCGTCAGCGTGTCGGGCATCACCGTCACGGGCGGCACGGTCACTGGCACGGACGTCTCGCCCGTCGACGCAACCGGGACCGTCGTCAACACCACCTACACGAACCACATGCCGAATCCGAGCGCGGAGACGGGGGTTGATTGGTGGGGGGACGGGGACCTCTTCTTAGAATCAGGTAATCCAGAGTTTACGATCACACAGGGGGCGTCGTGGGCTGAGTCGGGAAGCAATTCGGTGCATTGCGTTGCCGAGAATCCTTTTTCGGCAGACTTCGCGCTCGCATTCGGCCTATCTGGCGTGTTTACTAACGATTTCGGATTCATCCTTATCGGCTTCGACGGATCAAATGGACCCATTCCAGCCGCTGCTACGGATGTCGTCACCGCACGGGTCATGCTCAACGCATCCGCGGATCTGGTCGGCAAGAAGGCGACACTCGGCGACCTTTTAAATCTGGATTGGGCAACCGCGTCAACGCTGGTCCTTGGTGAAAACGAACTTACCTACACATGGACAGCAACGGCAGAAGTAGCCCTCCCGGTCGTCGCGGTTGAAGTTGATGCAACCGAAGAGTTTGACCTCGACGCTGCCTACATCGCGATCAACGAACCGCTGCCGCCCGGCAACTATGGCGACGGTGACTCCCCCGGCTGGGCGTGGTCCGGCACCCCGCACGCGAGTACCAGTAGCATCGAGATTGCCCCGGCGGTCCTGATTGTCGGTGAGACGGTCAGCGCGACTGCCGGGCAATCTGCCGTCGGCACGGTGTCCGGGTCTGCCGTCACGGTTTCGGGTGCGAGTGTTACCGGCACCACTGGACAATCGGATACCGGAACTGTCAGCGCACAGTCAATCCCGATTACTGGCGCAAGTGTTACCGGAACGGCGGGACAGGCCGATAGCGGTACCGTCTCGGCGTCGGCAGTCGTCATCACGGGCGGGACGGTTGACGGCACGGCGGGTGCATCCATCCCGGCAACGGGTGAGGTCGCTGCCCAATCAATCCCGATCACCGGCGGAAGCGTCACGGCCACTACCGGGCAGGGCGCGACGGGATCGGTCAACGCGCAGGCTGTCACCATCACCGGCAACACGGTCACGGCAACGGCGGGACAATCTGCGATCGGTGCGGTGCTTGCCAGCACAATCGCCGTATCGGGCGCGTCGATTGCGGGATCAGCAGGTGCCACCGGGCTCGTGACGACGTCCGCGCTGGTGGTCATCGGCGGTCAGGTGGTCGCGCTTGCGGGATCCGGTGATACCGGAACCGTGTCCGGGTCTGCGGTGACGATTACGGGTGGGGTGGTTACGGCGATAGTCCTGAACCCGTCGCCCGTTACCGGCGGACCTGCCCGGACGAAGCCGTTCCTGTACGCCGTCGCCACGTCTCACGACCTACTGACCGCTGCCCCGCTGACGAAGTCGTTACTCTCTGCGACGCCCACCCTGCACGATCTGCTGGAATCCGAACCCGTCACCCTGCCGTTACTGCATACCGTCCCGCATCTGGTCGGGAACTAGGAGGACACGATGCCCGTTGCACAACAGACACCGACCTATCAGCTTGGCACAACTCCGTGGGCGGAACTGCCCACCCTGACGCGCGTCAAGGAGGGAACTGCTGTCACGACCCTTGAGGGAGGGGAGACGATCACGCTGGTGCACAAGAATCCCGCCGGAACCGTGGTCGACACCTACACGGCAGCGGCAGGCGATATCACCCATACCGCGAACGGGTCCTGGTGGTGCCTGGTCACAACGCCGGTCGTTGGCCTGCACGCGCTCCACTGGACGGCAGAGATCGGCGGGGGGACGTGGGAATGGCACGATTCGTTCAACGTGATTGATTCCGAATGAGCGCCGGGGACGAGGTCATCAGCGACGAGTTTCCGGACGCGACCGGGGTGGTGCTGACGCGGGATCACTTCGACGAGTCCCTGGTTCAGGTCAGGTGGGAGACAGACAGCGGTCGGACGTTCGACTGGTGGTGCCTTGAGGAATCATTGCAACGCCTGAATTGACGCAGGTATGACACTCTCTGTCTCATAACTATCATTACCGATTGCTTGTGATAGTGCGCTGTTGCAATACGGGGCGGCGTTATTGCAGTGGAGGGGCGACCCGGCTATCTCGCACCGAATGCGTGGAAGTGCGGGCGTGCACTTGTCACCGGGTCTGTCAATCGTGACGGTCTGTGGAGTTCCACCACAGGTCTGCGCACCTGACTCCATTCAGGCCTGGATTCCCCTTCGGCTCGGGGAGCGCATGCTTACCGTTGCGTGCCAAGCTCACCGTCACATCTGTTGCTCGGACCGACGAACTCGCGGGCTACCCGACGGAAAACAGAAAACCGATTTGCAACCCCGGCAGCCGGTTCCGAAGAACATGAGCCGTGTTCCGGAGCGGGAACGGGGCGGCGAGTGGCGTCTTATTGGGGTGCGCCACTCACGGGAATTACCGCCCTGCGCCAATACTAGCACCCGTTCGGACAAAGCGAAACCCGATCTGGTACGGCTACGGCAATGTCATAACGGCGGGGGAGGGGATCAGTAGAGCGATCTCTGCCTGATACCGGATGCGCACCGTTCTCCCCTCGACCACCACGACGCCCAGTTCACGCAGAACCTGTGACAACTCGTCCGGCGCAACAAGATCGATCATGACCCGGACATCGGTCAGCATGGCCCTCACATCGCGCAGGACGGCGATGTCGGGTGGCGAGTCCAGTTCCGCCAGTTCGTCGCGCAGGCGGGCGGCGGTGCGCACGTGGACGGCATCCTGTTCGGCCAGCCACGCAGCATCCCGCCGTCCGTTCAGGTACAGCGCTTCAGCCCGCTCGTGGGTCGTGTCGGCGGCAATCAGTTCGCGGGTGATCTGCGACCTGCGCCGGATGATGTCAGCGCCATTCTGGCTGGCGTGCCACTCCGCCACAATCGCGTCCGGGTCGACCACCGAGGCAAGGTCGCGGGCCAGCGCCTCCCGCACCGCGTCGCTGATCTTCGTGGCGCTCAGGGTGTACGGCGGGGACGTGCAGCGGTCTGCGGTCTTGTAGATGTATCCGGGGCAGCGGAAGTGGATGCTTTTGCGACCGCTCGTGACGCGGTTCAGGATCATGCGCCGTCCGCAGCCGTGGACCACCTGCCCGCGTAACCAGTGGTCAACCTCGACCTGATTGCGGAGCCGCTGTCGGGACGCGACGACGGTCTGCAAGCGTTCCCACGTCGCGCGGTCAATGATGCCGGGGAAGGCGTCCCAGACGATGCCGTCCCGACTGGTGACCGCTCCGGCGATGGACGGGTTGCGTAGCCACTTGCCGACGGTTGTTGCGGTCCAGGTTGACCCGTAGGCGTTCGGGACATCGTTCGCGTTCAGCCAATGGGCGATTTGCAGGAACGGTTCCCCGGCCAGCGCCATGCGGACCACCTGTACCATCTGCGGTGCGGTTTCCGGATCAGGTTCGAGGTTGCGGCCACGTTCGCCCGGATGCCCGGTCTTGCGAAATCCGGACAGTTTGCCGCCAACCCAGATGCCGCGCCGTTGCCGTTCGTGGGCAGCGGCGGAGATGAACCGGCCCATGCGCTTGCGTTCGGCCTGACTGATGACGCCGAGAAACCCGCGCATCATGTCATCCTCTGCGCCCGGTTCGCTGACGCTGATGATCTTCGCGCCGTACGACACGAGTTCGCGGAACGCAATCTCCTGCAGCAGAAAGTCCCGCGCGACCCGCGACATCGCGAACACCAGCACGGCGTCAATGCCCCCGGCCTGTACCCGCGAGACGACATCGATCCAGCCAGGGCGGTCCATCGAATCGCCGGACAGATCGTGGTCGCGGACGACGTCAACCACGCCCCATCGTTCGCGGTCTGCCCACTCGCGGATGCGCTGTTCCTGGGCCGCAAGACTCAGCGATCGTTCCGCGTCCTCTCCGGCGCGCGCCTTCGATTGCCGGACATAGGCCAGACCAACTGGCATCAGAGCGACTCCAGAAGCCGGGCTGCGTCCTCGTCGCTCATGCGCTCAATCCGTGCCCACAGTTTGCGGCGGACGTCGGTGCGCGGTACGCCCTTCATACCCTCGTACGGCAGTCCTGCGGCTTCGAGAACGCGCCAGAGCGGCACCTTCAATGCGCTCGCCATCCGGTCGCATTGCTCGATCTTCGGGACACGTTCGCCGAATACCCAATGGCTGATGGCCTGCGGGCTGATCTCTGCATCAATGCTGAACTGCCGCTGGTTCGATCCCTTGCGTTCAATCTCGCCTAGCAACCACGCGCCGAAATCCGATACCGGCTTGCCCGTGGTTCGGCTTTGCGTCGGCACCCTGGTCATGGGCCGGGGATCAGTGCGCGGCATCAGTGACAATCCGGAAAGACTAGACGATAGAACACACGTTCTGTACTATCGGGGAGGTAGGTACCGGTTCGGGTTAGGAATATCCGCCATTTACGCAGCGCCGGAGTATCTATAGTGTTGCGCGAACTACTAAAACTATTACGCGATGTGACGCAGAAAGGGTGAGCAGGGTGGCGCAGAATCCGGAACCAGTGACGCTTTCGGGGGTGACGAGTTTGCGGCGACGGCAGGGTGGCGATGTCGCGGCGGTGGTACATGGCACGCATATGCGGATTGCCCACGACCGCGCTGATCTGTTTGTGGAGCACGCGGGCAGCGGGACGGTTGAACATTTGACGTCGACGAACCGGGCGGTGCTGTACGTGTTCCAGGAGTACGACAACATGATCGCCCGCGAGATGTACCGGAACCGATCGGTGGTACCGCTGTTCAAGGTTCCGACGAAACGCCGTTCCGTTGTGGAGCCGACGATCCCGGACGGATACGAACGCTGCCCGATCTGCCTGAACCTGGCGGAGGCGGTGGTCGATTGCCTGCACTGTGACGGGGACGGGATTGTGGCGGTGGACTACGAGGATCATTCGTCGAACGCCGGGTCGTAGGTGAGGCGGAGTTTGGTCCTGAACATCAGGACGGCCAGCGCGGCCCGCTGTTCCTCGGTCGGCTTCGTGTTGGACAGATAACCATAGAGCGCGTCCCATCGCAGCCACGGATCGAAGTCGGGATCGTCGCGGGTAGGCACGATGGGCGGGGTGGTCATTCTGCCTGAACCGTTGCGGTGATGCTGAAATCGACAGACGCCAGATCGTTGTAGGTGTAGGTCCACGCGAAGTCGTCCCCGATCTGCACCGTGTACTCCGCCAGTTCGGGCAGGTCGGGTGCGGTGAACGTGAACACGCAGGTCATCGCGTCACCGTCAACATCCGTAGCGGTCCCGTTCACGAACTCTCCGGCCCAGAACACGCGACCACCCGGACCAAATACCTGAACCTCTGTGCGGGATCTGAGTTCGCGATAGGGTGTCTGGGTGCGGCCCCGGCACTCGACGCCGTTGGTAGACGTTATGGACTCGCCGACAACGCCCACAAGATCAACGGTAAATACCAGATCGCGCGGGTTCGCGATTGCCTCTGCCGTCTCTTCCGCTGCACGAGTCGCGGCCCGTTCGGTTGCGGCGTCCGCCATCGCGGTCATGGTCAGTTCGTTGGCGAGCGGAGTCCAGGTCGCAGTCGGTGTCGCGGTGTTGGTGGGTGTATTGGTGACAGTTGGCGTTGCCGTGACAGTGGCAGTTTCGGTCGGCGTCTCGGTTGCCAGCACCACGACCACCGGCTCATCGGAGTTGATGGATACGCTGCACGCGGTCAGTATCAAGAGCAGTGGGAGGATTAGTGCTAGGCGTTTCATTGTTTAGCCTCTCTCGACATATCGACCAGGTTGCGCAATACGGAACGGGCCATCTTCTGGGTGCCCGGCAGTGTCCAATCTATGCGATCAATCAGGCCGTGGAACTCCAGCGCGGGATCGTCTGGGTCTAGACGCTTCTCAAGTGGACGGTGACCGGCCTGGAACAAAACGATGTCCAGGTCGACATTCAGCGCGTCGGCTATCAGGTCGCAGTATCGTGGGGATGGAATCCGCTGCCCCAACACCCATCGATTGACCACTGCCGGGGATACGTCAAGCCGACGCGCAAAGTCTGATTGGCTCATTTCGCGGCGCTCTAGTTGCAGGCGTATCCATTTGGAGAATGTGTTTCCACTCATCGGAGTCAATACTGCTTGACTATTTCACCGAATGGGTATACAGTGATTCCACTATGGAAACGACACGAGTTCACCTCCCCGGAATGAAGAGCGTTTTGAGAGTACAGGGACGTAATGCCCGGTGGCTTGCCAGACAGGTTGGAGTCACTGATTCCATGCTTAGTCATGCTATGGCGGGACGCAAGGACGTTTCTTTTGCGGTAGCCGAGAAGGCGTCCGCACTGCTTGGCGTCCCGGTTGCCATGCTCATCGAATACCCGAATGGGTATGTCACAGATACGAAAGAGGTAGCCGCATGACCATTCCCGTCTGCGAAGTCTGTGGCCGCGATCACGACCTGGTCACCACCAACGGGTGGGACGGGCGCGTGCATGTCGCGTGCAGCCGGTGCCGGGCGCTGGCAACGATCTGCGTTCGGCTGCTGCCGAAGGTGCTGCGGCAGAGGGCTGCCCACGAAACGAAAGCGAACGCAGCGTGAATTGCGGAGCAGTACGCGGCTTCCGCGCAGCTAGTGGGACGAATAGCCATCACCCCGGCTATTCCGCACCGACCTCCGGTGCAAGCGGCATCTTCGCCGCTGTGTCCTGTTGGTTGCCCGGAGTTCGGGTTCCGACTCCTGGGTATCTGAAAGGCACGGGAATGAGTGAAGGGCAGATTCGGCATTTGAGTGTGGTGCAGCGGGTCGAGCAGGAATGGCGGGTTGTCACCCGTCACGCCAATCGGGTGATCGATCAGGTCCCGAATGCCGACGAGTGGTTCCTGTTCGAGGTTCGGACCGGCGACAGTGCAACGAATCAGGCGTACGACATCACACGGACATTCGAGCCGTGGATTGCCGGGCCGATGTCGTTCAACTCCTACACCCGCAAGCCATACCGCTGCACCAAGCAGAACTTCTATCGCCGCCTGATTGACCAGATGGCAGCCGTTGCGGCGATGCGCGCACGCGAGATTGTCTGCAAAACCGTCGTTGAGGTTGAGGACGACAACATGTTCGTCACCAACATGGTCGGCGGTGCCGGTCATCTGTTCGGTGATGCAATCGAACAGATCAGCAACACGAGCTGGTTCGCGTTCGTCCGCTCGTCCTATGCCCACATGCTGGCCGTCAACGAAGGCAAGACCACCGATGAGGCGTTGCGTCTCAAGTGTGATCAGGCTGAGTTGGTCAACGCCTGGTACACGGTCTGCCAATCCCTCCGGATCGCGGTCGATGAGATGCGCGGCCCGATTGATCAGGCCGCCTGAATGGACACCCCGCACTGGACTGAGTTTGAGGATGACGAGCCCCGCAATCGTCGCTGGTTGATCGCTGTATTCGCGGCTGCGGTCGTGATGTGGGGAGTAATCGGATGGTTTGCGCGGTGGCTCTTGCAGGTGTGTTCGTGATCGTGATGCTGGCGATTGTGCTGGCGTCACTTGTGGAGGACGGGACGTGCTGAACGACGGAGTTCTGATGGTGCTGGCGGTGATCGGCGGGATTGTCGTCACGGGCGCGGCGGTGATTCTCGGGTTCGTGGGATTCACGTGGGCCGTGTACGCGATCCAGGACTGGTTCTGTGGCACGCCGGAGGGGTGGGAATGAACGCTCGGTGTCCTGCGTGCGGCGGTCGCCTTGCGATCGCCATGCATCTGCCGCAGTTCGATGAGGTCTACGGAACGGCGCGTGCCTTCTGCCGGGATCAGAGCGACGGCGGGTGCCGGTGGGTGTCCGCTCCGGTCGCGATGACCAGCGGGTTTGAAGGTGATCTGGAATGGAGGGTTGAGCGGGAGAGCGCATCGGTTCATGTCGACACAGTAGCCGTCGCCTGAGGGTCGGGCAACGGGTTTATTCGCGGGTTTGTTGGGGGCAACAAAGATGGCAAACGTGCCAAGCATCGCACAGGAGTTGGTAAGCCGGGTATCTCGGCTAGAGGTCAAGGTTCAGTCGTTTCTTGTGGACACGAAGTCGCCGGGTCAGATCGACGCGATTGAGGCGAACGAGGTCGCGGAGGACATCGACGACTTGCAGGCATGGGCAGATGCGAATCTGACCGGCCAGGAGTTGATTCAGAAGAGCACGCGGGGAACGGACCCTGCGGCGATCCAGCAGGCAGCCAAGCGGCATTCCGCTGCGGTGGCGGTGCTCTGGTAACGCAAACGGCCCGGTGTGTGGCCGGGCCGTCTACCGCGCGGGTATGCGCTGAAAGGTAGTAGGAGTCTACGGCATGACAGACACGAACACAAGTACTAGAGCGAAAGAAATCAGCGACGCATTGATGGCTCCGTTCGATTCATCGCTCATCGAACAGAAGCAGGGAAAGTCGTACATCGGTCAGGAGTTCATTCGGGAACGTTTGATCGAGGCGACCGGGAATTGCTTTGACTTTGCAATCCAGTCGATCGATTACCGGAATGACGGTGCGCTGCGAGATCGCACCAACCAAAACACCGGCGAGGTGACACCGGCTCCGAACGTTTGTGTCGTGATTGGCACACTAACAATTCCGGGGCTTGGCAGCCGAACCGACATTGGTGTTCAGGAAATGGAGGCAGGTTCCGGGGCTGATAGCTCGTACAAGGGCGCGGCATCGGACTGTCTCAAGCGATGTGCTGCAGGTTTTGGCGTAGCGCTCAAGCAGCTCTACATAGACACAAGCAAACCAGGACAGCAGGCTGCACGAAACGCACCTGCACCTCGCCAGACACGTCAGCAATCCGCACCGCCGCAACAGGCACCGAATCCCGCGATGGTCGACCGGGACACGTTCGCCAAGGACTGTGTCGCCGCGTTCGTGACCAAGGACGGCCCGACGCTGACGAAGCTCACGGCCACTGCTGGTGACTCCCCCGAACTCTGGGCGCTGATGGTCAAGGGCGCGCAGGATGTCCGTCAGATCGATTGGGTCGCGGACAAGATGGAGAAGAAGGGCGTCGGTGTCACCGATGTCTATACGGAGGCTGCCAGGGCACGACGCAAGGAACTCGAGTAACCACTATGTCTACGAAAGGCCGGGCGACACAACCCGGCCCTTGTTTCCGCTGAGAGGTACAGCACCCGATGAATGCAGAAGTTGTCAGTCATAACCGCGTGATCAAGCTCAAGGACGCAGCGATCGAGTTGCAGATGAGCACCGACTACATCGTCGAGAACCTGATCACCAATCGGAAGGTCGAAGCATGGAAAGAGGGCAGCCGGTGGGTAATCAGCCTCCCGTCATGGCAGGCGTACCTGGCGGGTCGGAATCGAGCTGCCGCATGAGCGCGAACGATCCGAAGATCCGGGTACGGATCAGCCACTCACGCACCGTGAAGAACGGATGGGGTCACGAAACGACAGTCGAGATCGACGAGTTCACCGCACCCGACGGCGCAGACCTGCGTCGCATGGTCAAGGAACTCATGGAGGACATGGACTCACTGGCCCGCGACGAGAACGCCCGACGCAACGCGCTCGATGAGCAGGAGGCGGCATGAGCCAGCCTGCACTCGGACGTCAGAAATCCATTGAGTGGGCCAAGAGTCTAGTAGCCGAGGGGACTGCGGTCATCATCGACACGGAGACGACCGGGCTTGGTATCGAGGCGGAGATTTGCGACGTAGGCGTGGTGTCGATCAATGGCACCATCCTACTGGATACCTTGGTCAAACCCAGGAATCCAATCCCGCCCGGTGCAACTGCGGTTCATGGCATCACCGACGAAATGGTTGCGGATGCCCCACCGTTCAGCGTCGTCTACGACATGTTGACCGACGTGCTTGGCGACAGTGTCATCGTCTACAACCTTGATTACGACTTCAAGATCATCAACCAGTGTGCACGCGCTGAGGGACTGCCAGAGTTCGACCTGACCGGTGGGTGGGGTTGCGCAATGTTGGCGTTCTCTGAGTATGACGGGACCATCGGCAAGTACGGGTCGCTCAAGTGGCACAAGCTCGACTTCGCCGCCGAGACGTTCGGGATACCACCAGGTGGACACCGCGCACTGGCAGACGCAGAGACGACACGCCGAGTGATCTTGGCTATGGCTGAGGCGTCCTGATGGTCGCGCAGTTGGCGATGGAGTTGCCAGCCGATACGCGGGAGCCGTTCGTGCTCCCGTTGGATCATCCGGTCGCGCGTCTCGCCTCCGCCCCGTACGGACCCGGCCCGGATCACTTCCCCGGATTCGTGCAGTTCGCGGACATGGTCGACGAGGCCCTGCACGAGCGGCGGATCGCCCTGTGGAACGCGCTGGGAGGCAGCCAGATTCGCTGGGACGCAGAGCTCGGCGAGTACGTGACCCGTGACGGCGACAGATACCCGAAAGGTGATGTCGAGGACGTTATCCGGGGATTGGAACGGAGCAGGACATGAGAGCAGCGGGCAGCGTTTTCGACATCGACGATGAGCCGACATTCACGCACACGACGCGAGACGGCGAGACGTTGCCCGTGCCTCCATTCCTGGCGAAGGCGTTCGCGTTGATCGATGCACAGCGGGCGCAGGAACGGCTCGACTACTGCCTGCGCCACGGCCTGGACCCGGAGATGTTCACGGGCTGCTACGCCTGCGAGGGGACCGGGATTCACACGCAGACGCAGGACACGTGCTGGTGCGACTACGGAGCCACGGTGCAGCGGCAACGTGAGCAGAAGGCCGAGGACGAGTTCTGGGCGAAACAGTCCCGACTCCACGAGCAGAAGGCGAGTTAGACGGTGGCACGTAAGGCGATCAGCAAGGGCAAACGATTCGATGTGTTTCGGCGTGACCAGTTCACGTGCCAGTACTGCGGGGCACAGCCGCCGCATGTGGTTCTGGAAGTCGACCACATCGATCCCGTTGCGAACAATGGATCAAGCGATATCAACAACCTCATCACCGCGTGCTTCGACTGTAATCGAGGCAAGCGAGATAAGTTGCCAACGTCCAATGCTCCCCGTCCAGACGCCGATCTGCTTTACCTACAAACGCAGCAAGAGATCGCAGAACTAAACCGTTACACCGAAGCACTTTATTTGAGAGAGAAACAGACAGATCGCCTTATCACGATTTGGCAAGAGCTCTGGTGTCAGTACACAGAGGGCGACGAATGTCCATCCGCATCGCTAATAAAGCAAATGCTCATCAAATACAGTGTCGATACGGTTGGCGATGCGCTTCAGATCGTGTCCGCAAAGATCGGCACAGGACAAATGAATATGAGTGGCAATGGGTGGGTCAGATACCTTTGGGGAGTTGCCAGAAATCTTGACGAAGGTGATTCCTAGCAATGGCGTGGGCACGAGTTGACGACCAATTCACCGACCACATCAAGGTCATCAGTCTCAGCCTCGGTGCGCGTGGAATGTGGCTGAGCGGTTTGGTCTACGCGGCCAGACGATCAACTGATGGATTCATTCCGGCATCACTTCCCCGGCGCGAATCGGGAGAAGAAGATCCGCAACCGTACGTAGACGCGCTCATTGAGGCGGGACTCTGGCGGAGGGTAGAGGGCGGTTATCAGATTCACGACTACCTGGAATACAACCCGTCGAAAGCCGACGCAGATGCAAAGCGTGAACAGGTTCGCAATGCACGATCGGAGGCAGGCAAACGAGGGTCGGAATCCAGATGGAATGGCAACGATCCCGATTCAGAATCACAAACCGATAGCAAACCGATAGCAAACGATATGGCAAACGACTGGCAAGCGGATAGCCCCGTACCCGTAACCCCTTCCCGTAACCCTTTACCCGTAAGCCCGAAGCCAGGACCCAAGCCGAAGGGTACATACACGGCCGATTTTGAGCGCTGGTGGTCTGTTTGGCCAAAGAAGGGCGACACGAAACGCACCGCGTTCGACCGATGGGAACGACTGACCGACGAAGAACACTGCCTAGCACGCGATGCCTTGCCCAAGTGGCTGCCGTATTGGGCAACCATCGAGAACCGGCTGATTCCGGACGCATCGACGTGGCTGAACCAGGCACGGTGGGAGAACGAACCGCCTCCGATCCAGCCACGAGCACCAGCCGCGAATGGCCGCGTAATCGACCTCGACCGAGCTGCAGAAGAACTCAAGCGAAAGATTGGGATGCAATGACCGTAGACGAAACCAGAGACGTGATTGACATGCTGAACGGGATGTATCGACACGCCAACCTCGGTGGCGACAACCTCGCCGGATACCACCTGCTCTTGGCCGACATCCCCTACGACGTGGTCATGGCCGGGTTGCCGACGTTGCTTGAACAGCACCCGGACTTTGTCCCGTCAGCTCCCGCCATGCGCAATCACTTCGTGGGAACCAGCACCGATGCCTGGTCTGCCGAGTTGCCGAACGGGGAGCAGGCGTGGGAGGAAATCCGCGACCGGATCAAGTATCCCGGATCGTGGGGCAAGCCGAAGTTCACGCATCCGCTGATCGAGCGGACGGCCAGAGCGTTCGGGTGGCAGGAACTGTGCCAATGCCCGACGGACCAGATGCAAACGCTTCGGGCGCAGGTCGAGCGATTCCACAACCAGTTCCGGCAGGACGCGATTGCCGCGCTGAAACGGGGCACGCCGATGGAACTGGCGATCCTGCCGAACGGGGAGCAGAAGCGGATTGCGGGTCTGGTTCCGGTGGCGCTGCCGGTGGGCGATGACGAATGGTTGGAGGCGGTTTGAGTGACCGTCCGCATCGAATCGCTGGAGGCGTGGCGCCGGTTCGCCCGGTGGCGCACCTGTACCGGCAAACGCAAGCACCCGACCCGCGAAGAGGCCGAACGCAACCTCGCCCGCGTTCAGCAAACCCGACCGAACACCGACACGCTCCGGGTCTACCACTGCCGCTATTGCCAGCAGTACCACCTCGGCAATCGACGAAAGGACACGTGATGGTCGCGCAACCAGTACACGAACCGATGACGCTCCGGGAGGCGCGCGCGGTACTCACCACCGAAATGCGGGTAGGTCGCTACAGCATGACCCACATGGCCGCGCGGGTCGGGTTCACCAGGACCGCTGATCTGGACACGTTCCTGAACGGCAACCCGGACAACCGGATCCGCTCGATTGCCTACACCTACCTCGGTGAGCCGATTGACCTGTTCCGCGAGCACGTCTCACTGGTGACGGCAGCCGACAAGGATGTGCCGATTCCGGCATCGTTCACCCCGATCGTGCGATTCCATTCAGCGATGGGCGTGCATATCGCATCGGTGAACGATTTGACATTGAGTTCGACCGCCCGGTCTGCAATTGGATCGCCGGACTACGTCACGGTGCTGGCGGATCAGGTCGGTAAGCAGCTGTTGATTGTCCCGGCGGAGGGCAAGGCCCCGGATCACTACCGTCTGAACAAGACGACGGGGAGAGTTCGCGCCAGGATAGCCGTCACGACGATTACCCGGTGGGGGTGGGCGTCTGGCGTGAAGTATGCGGCGCACATGGCGTATGGCGGGTTATTGGTGACGGGAGAGGCCCTGTGATCGAAATGATGTTTGGCCTGACGGCGGGACTGTTTGGAGCGTACGTGGTCTACGCGGAATTGCGGGACCGGGAGAGACAGTTGCAGATCGGGAAACTTGCGGAATCGGTCGACACCGACATAGCGGCGACGAACCGGGCAGTCGCGGATATGGCGAAGGACATGCAGAAGCTCGGCACCGGGCAGGCGCTTCTGCTAACGCGACTCTCCGGCGTAGACGCCCGGTCGCAGATCACCGCGCGGCGCGTGTTCGCAGACCGGACGGTGGTGCAGTAATGGTGACGATGGTGATTGACGGCACGACCTGGCAGATCGACCCCGAGTGGGGCACGTGGCATCGCCCGGAACAGGCCAAGCCATGACCCCGCCGCAGATCGACACCAGCACGCCGAAGCCGATGAAGGGAGACACCGTGAGCAACAGGACGGCTAGACGTTGGTTGGTTACGTTCAGGTTTGACGAGAACGATCCAGGAGACATCCCCTTTCACGAGTACGACGACAAGAGCGTTGCCGATGCTGTTGCAATCAGTCTGATGGACGTTCCCACTGTGTTTCGGGTGAAGGTCCACGAGGTTGATTACACGGTCGAATACACCAACCGCAAGATCGGCTCATTCGCCTACGCGTACCGGATCAAGGAATGCGCACCAGGACCACACGCCGACCGGGATCGGCGGGACGGGGAGGGATAGGGGGATGAGGGATCACTTTGGGCAGGGATCGTACGGAAACTCGAACGGAGGAAGCGACATGAACGAAGAATCGAACGCCAAGTTCTACGCGAAGATGATCGGCGGCGGCATTGCTGCGTTGATCCTGTTGGTTGCAATCGTCATGGGGACCATTGCCGGGTTCAAGGCGTTCAACCGCTACCAGCGCGTCGCCGATGCCAAGAACCAGCAGCGTGTCATCGAAATGCAGGTCAAGCAGACGGCGAACCTTGTTCTGGTTGAGCAACAGAAGGCAGCCGTTCGTATTGCCGAGGCTGAGGGAATTGCCGAAAGCCAGCGCATCATCGACTCGTCACTCACCGAGGACTATCTGACCTATCTCGCGATTCAGGCACAGATGGCCGCAGTCGATTCGCCGAACAACACTGTCATCTACATCCCGGTCAGCAACAACGGCATCCCGATTGTTCGCGACGTGTCCGAGGACGGACAGCCATGACCCCGGCCAACACGACCGCCCCGGCGAGGGGGGAGAACTAACGGTGTGGCTCTACGTACCGGATCAGTCAATGGACTCGCCATCTGTGCAGGGGTTGGAGCAATCGAACTCGGACTCTCCCTCGTCATCCCCGGATACCGCACTGTGGGTGTTGTCGAACAGGAAGCTCGTCTCGCGTCCGTATGGGTGGCGCGGATGGACGCGCAGATCATGGATCGAGCGGCTATCTGGGACGATCTCACAACCTTCGATGGCCGCCCGTGGCGCGGCGGAGTGGACATCATCTCTGGTGGCATCCCATGCCAGCCATTCAGTGTCGCCGGACAACGCCGCGGACTCGACGATGAACGATGGATCTGGAAAGACGCTGCACGGGTCATCGATGAAGTCCAGCCCCGCTGCGTCTTTATCGAGAACGTACCAGGCATCGTTCATGCCGGACTCCCCGAGATGCTATCCGACCTTGCCGCGCTCGGGTTCGATGCGGAATGGGGAACTCTCAGCGCGTCCAATGTTGGCGCTCCGCATATCCGCAACCGGTTCTGGCTGCTGGCCTACACCCGACGCGGGGGTGCGGGATGGCTGCAACACGTCACCCGGACCAGCTGGGGCGCGACCGACGGTGGCGAGGATGGCGAAAGAATGGCGGACACCGGCAGCGACGGACATTCACGGCAATGGCTTCGGAGTGTACATAGAGGGCGGGGTTCGGGATTCGGGACACAAAGCACAGGTGTCACTGACAGACCAAGTGGCACGGTGGCAGACACCCAAGACGGCAACGGGCGGGTACGAGAAACAGGCGAACGGAACGATCACTTTGACCACCGAGGGTCAAGCACGCAACTGGCCGACTCCGAAAACGGTGGACATCAAGCAGGTGGGGGCAGCGTCCGAAATGGCACGCAACTCGCCGTCGCTGCGAGCGACGGCGCTGAGCTCATGGCCGACTCCGACATCGATCGACGGACGGCAGAAGGCCAATACCCTGAACGGCTATTCCCACCCGGACCAAACGACGCCGACGGATGGCGGGAGTACATCGCCCAAGGTGGCCCTGAACCCGTCACATGGCAAGAAGCAACTCAATCCGGAGTTTTGGGAAGCCCTCATGAACCTTCCGATCGGCTGGACAGGATTCACGCTGCAGGAAACAGCGTACTGCCATTGGCAGCAGCAGTCGCATTCCGCCTACTTGCAGATCGTGCAATCGACAGGAGGTAATCCATGACCCACCAGATCACCCCCGAGGCGCTGGCTAAGGGATTGGAGCGGATGATCGGCAATCCGGCAGTCCTGATACGTCATCAGGGAGACGGCATTCAGGAATGGGACGAGGGCACGTGGCGCATGAGCACCTGGATTCAGGTGGCGACCGATTTACTAGAGGAGGCGGAGTTGGACCGCAGCGCGGACGGAGGACGAGATGAGTGACGAGATTGATCTGAGAGACGGCATGACCAGACTAGATGCCGAACGAATGCTGCGTGAGCGATGGGAAGAGGACGAACCCACCACCACCCCGGACGGCGCGGGGGAACTGGCGATCTTCGCCAATCTGTATTTCATGATGAGAACCAATCAAGCCGATTCCGAACAGCGTCGGAGGTATCTCGAAATGCTGCCGAAACTCACCCGCCGCCTGAACGCCGCCGCCCCGCAGCCGATTGCGCGGGAGGAGGTTGATGTCGAATGCTCTGTATGTGGCGGATACGGCGTGTTGATTCATCTTGATCGGGGGGAAACCGAGTCCTGTTACCGATGCGATGGAACGGGAACGCAATCCGCAAGGTGTGCAAGTCGTGGACCGTATCCGCGCCCCTTGGAGGAAGTCGTCATGTCTCTCCTGGATTGGATCCGCACGTGATTCATCCAAAGGTGCAGGCGTTGTCTGATGCGGCTCGCATTGAAGGCAGAGAGGGGATATACGGCGACGATGTTCCTGCTCTCGAATCCGACATCAGCGCGAACATGATTCCAGAGGATGCGGACGTTCGGTTGATGCGATTTCTGAACCAACGGATGCGCGATGGGAAGGGTTCAATTTATCCGATATACGACTTTGCAGACGAACTCCTCGCCGCACTCAGAAAGGACCAGCAATGAAGCCAGAGACAGCACGTCAAGCGCAGGAGATTGCCCGGACAATCATTGATCGATACCGATACGGCAACTGCACCGATGAGGAATACAGCGTGGCAACTCCGCAGAATCAGGCGGTGTGGATTGTCCGCGAAATGTCCGAAGCTGGATTGATCGCCGACCGCCCTGCCGAACCATTAGAGAAATTCGAAGAGTTGCCCGCAGCGGGGCAGGAAGGGGATTAGGGTGGCATTGCTTCAAGAACTCCCTTATCGAAATGACATGGTGGTGTCTTGCCCAATGTGCAAGGCCAGCGGATCGGTCGATGAACTTATCGTTGTCCGCTTTATTGTCGAATGCCCTCACTGCCACGGGAAGGGGGAAACCACATGGGGTCGGCTTGTAAATGCGCTGAAGGTAGAAGGATCGGTTGATTTGCTAGAGGAACAGGGCTTTGTGGATTTGCTCAACCTTCCCGAAATGAACGAACGCCACACCCCCGCCACCCAGGAGGAATCGTGATGGACGTGCAAAGCAACGCATTTATGCAGATTCGGGCCGTCGTGGCGGGTCACTTCGATCACATCGTTGCGGACGTGATCGCAGGCCAGTCGATTGCTGCATTTGACGCCGCAGGAATCTGCCTCGTGGAGCGGGGGTTGCTTGAACGCATCAGGGATTACGACGTTGACGACGGAATTGCGATTGACGACTGGAATGACATCGTTGATGCGCTCGCCCACGGGCAGAGCGGGGAGGAGGGGACGTGAGTCTGGTTCACATTCTCCGAACACCGATGATGGAGGTCGCCGCGTTCTCGGAGGGTGAGCGGTATTGCTTCACATGCCGAAAGCGCCGACCGTTCATGCAACTGGTCGAGAGGCCACGGCCACAGAAGAGCTCCGACACATGGATGTACTACGGGCCAACTCGTTCGATCAGGTGCTGCGTTTGCGACACAGAGGACAGCGATCAGTTCCCGGGAACGGGTGGAGAGTACAGGTTCGCTGATGAATAACCTCACCCCAACCCAGATCGAGCAGATCGCGGCGGGGCTTGCTGAACTCGGTTGGACCACCAGTCGCCATGATCGGACAGTGATTGGCTTGGGTGGTCGGTACTTGGCAATTCGCCCGGGCGCAATCAGCACAATGGGCGTCAACCTACTGGATCCGCATTGGCAATCCGCGCTGGCCGTGATCGCCCGCGTCCTGGAGGGTGGGGAGGAAGTAGATGTCAGCAGGTAAGAGCAAGCAACGATGGAAGGAGGCGGAGCGTGAAACCGCAAAAGCACTCGGAACTACCCGCATCCCAAACAACGGTTTTGGGCAACCTGATCTGGTTGTACCATCTCGGGGCATTCGGCCAGCCATCGCAGTCCAAGTCAAAACACGCGCCGCAATACCCGCCTGGTTTTCTGATGCAGTTGAGCAGTCTGTACTTGACGCGACCAACACAGACGAATCCACTATTCCAGCCGTTGTCGTGGTTCACGCTCCGGGTTCAGGGGTCAAGAAGCGACGCTACGTGATACTGCGATTCGAGGACGCGGTGAAACTGTTGGGGGATTCAGCATGACCCTCCCGCACTGGCTCGGCTACGTCGAGGACGACTACGACGGCGTGCGCACCTGGCGGATCGGGCACAGCACTATCGGCCTGCGCTCCCCGATCACGGTGGACACCCAGCAACTGTTGATCGCGACCGGCATCCGCTGTCCGAGGCACCGGGCAATCTGGAAACGCAGATTAGGCTGGTTCGGGCGCTGGATACCGGATCTGGAATGGGACGACCGTGGTGAGCGGTTACGTAACGTGTGGAGGAGGAAGCGGTGAATACGATTGTATTTCTGGACATCGACGGGGTACTGAACTCGTCTCGATTCTTCTACGACAACAATCCATTGCCGATGGGGAGGCCGGGAGCGATTGACCCGGACGCGGTGCGACGCCTGAATCAAATCGTTGACGCGACCGGAGCCAAGGTCGTGCTGTCAACGTCATGGCGCACGCAGGGAGTTGATACCGTCTCTGGATATCTCTCCGAGCGCGGATTCACTGGTTCGGTTATCGGGGCAACCCCGACCAACATGGATGGCCCACGTCGATCTGAGATCAACGAGTGGCTGTGGCAGGCAGAGCGTCTTGGCTATCGGGTAGACCGATTCATTGTGATTGACGACGACGAGAACGCACAAGTATTCGACGGACCCTATGCAGTCAAGGGCACGTTTATCTGGTGCAATCATGTCGATGGCCTGACCGACGAGTGTGTACAAAAGGCCATCAGCATGACCGACCGCGCAGCGAGAAAGGCGGGGGTGTAGGGGTGAGGTTTGAGGTAACCAGAACGTCCCTCTGGGATCGTGACATTGCCCCATGCAAGGGCGCAACCCAAGAGGATTGCATTCGCGTTGACCTCCGGACGTTCAAGACTCCGGAGGAATACCAGAAGCGACTTGGACAGGATTGGTTTGCAGACGGCACGAATCACCGGAAGGTTTACGGAGGTATCGCAAGAGACTTCCCCGACAAGGCATGGTTCGTCACCATTGACACGCTTGAAGAATTGATGAAGTTCTACAAGAAGCATGGCAATCTCGTCATCGAACCGTCATGGCGGGGAACTTCGGAAACCAAGATTGAAATCTACGATGGATACCGAGAGTGGCCCCCACCCCCGCGCGGGGCACAGGCGACGGAGAGGAGTGAGGTTGTGAGTGAGACGATTACCACTAAGCGATTTGCGAAGATCGACTATCAGCTTGACCGTCTGCTGGGATCGTTCGTCAAGGAGGCGATTGCCGAAACGCTCGACCGTCTATCGGTTGGGTACATGCCAGACTTTGACATTGATCAAGAGCGGTTAGAGACAGACAGATTCTTTGCGCCGGTTCAGGAGCGTCTGGAACGCACCGAGTACATGAATCCATCATTCCTGAATGTCGCCGGTATCTGGGCCGACTATGGCGAAGATCAGGAACTTGCTGATGCGTTGGGCGCGGTGATCTCCGAACACTGCAATGTCATTCACGGCGGCCGGAACGTCGTAGTATCCAAGCTTATCGCCATTGCCAAGGGCCTCCCCATCGAGCCGTCGCAGGAAGGAGCGTAGGGTGGAAACGGTTGCGCGAATCCGAGGCTACTTTGATCGAGTCTATTTGCATCGTGGGCTGCGGGATGCAATCTACATGTTTCCATGCGAACCCCCTCCACTCTTTATGCCTACACTTCGGGTCAAGTATGCAGAGGGGTACATGCTAGGAATACAGCAGCGGAGTCGCCACAAATGAACGCATTCCTGAGAGGCGTCGCCAGCATCTTCGACTTTAGCGGTGTGTTGCGAGATGACCCGCCGTGGCTTGGACTTCCGCCGAAAGAGGCAGACCGCATGGCGATGATGATGGACGCGCAGGCAATGCGGGAGGATTGGGAGGCAGTGGTTGCGGACTTCGAACGGGCGCGCCCGACGATCATTGGCCGGTCCGCGCGGCAAGGAGATGATACATGAACAGAGTGACAGCAATGACGTTGCGATACGTGTCCCCGCCTAAAGTGCAATCGTGCATTGGCGGACGGGGGCATGAGTGGCGTTCGACATGGGGCGGATGGTTGTGCGACAAGTGCGGAGCCAGTGCTCATCCGCAAAACGGGACGGTGAGGTGGATCAACATCACCCCACCCCCGACCGGCGAGGAGCGCAGTGATGGGTGAGCATGAGATCATCCGCCTCCTCCGCCACATCCGCACCGGCGTCTACCTGATCCTCGGCGCGATCGTCGGGACGGGCTGCGCCATGATCGCCGTCGCGCTGTGGGTGTGGGGGTAGCATGAAGGACTACAGCAAATACCAGTTTCCAGAGTTGGCGAAAGCGTTCGATGATCTGATGGACACGCTCCTCGCCACCATGCTCCGCGCGGTCAATTGGGTTCGGCGTCTAAGGGGGTAGACCGCCTGTGCTACTCTTGGCATCGGACTCTGTCCCCGTGTGGGGAGAGAGACAGCCATCGTCCGGACGGTGAGATGTGCCTCGGAAGCGGCCCACTAAAACCACACCTAAAACAGCCGACAAACTTTTGGCCGAACTTGCCCAAGGCTATTCGGTGTCGGCAGCGTGCCGGGCGCAGGGCATTGACCGGCATACCTACTACGACTGGTACAACGCGGACCCGGAGTTCAGGGCGCTCGCTGACGAGGCACTCAACGCTGGCACGGATCGTCTCGAAGACGCCGCACTCAACCGGGCGTTGCTCGAATCCGACACGCTGACCATATTCCTGCTCAAGTCCCGACGTCCCGACATTTACCGCGAACCAAAGCAGGTCATTGAGCACGTCGGCAAAGATGAGACGCCGCTCAAGGTGGTATTTGAGCGCGTCACCAGGGCCGACTAGCTGTGGTCGCGCTCTCCGCTCCGCACGAGGTGCGCTATCGGTTCTACCCGGTGCAAGACGACTTCGTGCAGGACGATCACCGCTACGTCGCGTTCATCGGCGGACGGAACAGCGGCAAGACGTACAGCGGATCAGCCAAGGCAATGAGGCGGGCGTCACAAGGCGGACTCGGCTGCATCGCCGCCCCATCCTTCCCGATGCTTGAGCACGGAGCCAAGCGGCAGTTCATCGACCGCCTGGACGAGGTCGGTGTTCCCTACAAGCTCAACAGTCAACGCGGCGTGATGGACATCCCCTCCTGGAACAGCGAAGTCGTGTTCGTCACCCTGGAATCCGAGTCGCGCGTTCGGGGCCCGAACTACGACTGGGCGTGGCCGGACGAGGTCGAATACGTCACCGACCGCAAGATATGGCAGGCGCTCAAGGGCGCAGTTCGTGCCGGCGACAACCCACAGATATTCGTCACGTCCACGCCAAAAGGCCGCAGGATCGTCTATGACGAGTGGGTAGCCCGCAAGACGGACCAGCACTCGCTGCACAAGGCCACTACGTTCGACAACCTGTTCATCGACGCAGAGGACTACGTCGCAGGATTGGGCTACGAGGGCGTCTTCTACGAGCAGGAAATCACCGCAGACTTCGTGTCATTCGAGGGGCTGGTCTATCCGGGGTTCGACCGCACGCGCAACGTCGTAGCCGATGTGGACACTGACGGCTGGGGCACGATCCTGGCAATGGACGTCGGCACATCGAACCCGACCGTGATCCTCGTGTTGCGCTATGGCGGTGATCGTCTGCACATTGAGCGCGAGTTCTATCGGCGGGGCATGAGTTCGGACGACATTGTTGCGGCAGCGGTTGACGCCTGGACCACATACACGCCGGACTACCTCGTGATCGATCCGTCCGCCGCCGCAATCATCGGCTCGCTCAACCAGCGTAACGTGCGCACCCGCAAAGCCGTCAACGACGTGCTGATCGGGATTAGCCGGGTGATGAGCGTCATTCCGAACATGACGGTGGATCCGTGCTGCAAGGAAACGATTGACGAGTTCGAGTCCTACCAGTACGCCGAATCCAAGACCGCCGACAAGGACGCGCCCAAGAAGATGAACGACCACGCGATGGACGCCCTGCGCTACGGCGTCATGGAACTGTTCGGCAAACCAGCACCCCTCATCACCAGTCCCGCACGCATCACCCAGGAATCCGTTTGGAGGTAACGCATGGCGACCGCACGCAAGAAAGAGCAGGGCGTCCCAGGCGTCCGCCAGAACTTCGGATACATCAACGACGAGTGGGACAAGCGGCTAAGGTCTGTCCGCAACCGGCGCGACACCATCCAGCAGATGTTGGACGACGCCACCATCACGGCCAGCCTGAAAGCGATCGACGCGCTGGCCCGGTCGACCGAGGACAACCTGAAACCAGCCGACGGCGCACCGCCTGAGGTACACGAGCTCGTCAGCGAAGAGTTCGAGGCGATGGAGGGCGCGTGGGGCGACAAGCTCTCCGAAATCCTGAGCTTTATCCCGTATGGGTTCAGCCTGTTCGAGATCGTCCATCGCCTACGGCCAGACGGGCGAATCGGTTGGGCCAAGTGGGCACCGCGCGGACAGGAAACGATTGACCGGTGGGACTACGACGAGGACGGGCGCGACTGGATTGCGTGCTACCAGGTCAACCCCAACAACTCGCGGACGTATCGGCTGGAACGCGACTGGCTGTTGCACTTCGTGACGGTGAGCCGCACTCAATCGCCCGAAGGCAAGTCGCTGATCCGGGCCGCGTTCGACGCCTGGTACATGACCAAGCACATCCAGCGCATCGAAGGCATCGGCATCGAGCGTGACCTGTCCGGCGTGCCGATGATCAAAATCCCCGTCGAGGCGTGGGACAAGGATGCGCTCCGGAACGACTGGATAGCCGTTCTCAAGAGTCTGCGGGTCAACGAAGAGGCGGGCAT